GCATCTGTGTCATTAAAGTCCCTTACCAACACATCAAAAGTGTTATTATTAAAAGTCATATTTGCAAAAGATACTTTAATTTCTCTGTTTGCTGCGTCACCGTCTGAAATTGTTATATATCTAAATAACTGATAAAGAGTATTACCACGTAACTCAGAAACAATCCAAGGAGAGTAAGCTGTCTGATATCTTTCAAGATAGTTTGCAATAGAAGTTGCTGATAATGTGTTAGCTCTAGGTAAATCTTCTAATATACAACTTAAACCTCTAATGTAACCTTTGTTATATGCCCAAGTTAAAGTTGTAGGATAACTTTCCTCAACAAAAATTGGAATATCTGCCCTTTCTTTAGAGAAATTACTAGTACCAAGAACTTTAGGTATAAAGTTTTGTTGTGTCGCATCTAAAGATACTTCAAAACTAAATACTTTTGAATTATACTGTGTTCCTGAAATTAAGAAAGTGCTAAAAGGATTTTTAGTAACCGCTGAGTATGCCCCAGTACAAACCATAGAGACGTTAGAAAGACCCGTAACTTGATAAGTAGGACCATTTGAAGTTGTAGTATAGTCTGTAATACCTCTAGACCTTAGAGTTGCAACTACTACGTCATTGTAACCTGAATATGATGTCCCTGTAAATGTGTAATAACTACCTGATACAGTTCCAGTGAATACCCCAGTACCACCAGTTCCAAAGTCAACTCCCATTACTGAGTAGAATGAGTAACCTTGATAATTTTCACCTGTTGTGGGGTCAAAAGTGGCATAATACCAAACATCATTATTAGCATCACTGTAAGTAACCGCGCTTAAAGACAAAGTATCCAAACCGAAAGAATTTGTAACATTTGAAAATGTTGAGGTTACTGTATTAAAGTTTGCCGATGTTATCGGACCCCAAAAATTAGATGTCGTTGAAGATAATGAATTAGTTAAAACTATTCTTCCAATAAATGCATTAAGGTCTGTTTGAATTGATGAGACACTACCATTGAATTTGGTATAATTTGAAGTAAAGTCAGGTAAAATAGGTGTTCCTGAAAATCCAGAGGTTGATGTTCCATAAGTATATGAACCAGCCGTTGTTGCCGTAAATGGTAACGTAAAAGTTATAGGAGAACCAGATAAACCAATAGTTGATGTGTTAACATTAGCTATTGTTTTAATAGACCAAGAAGGTCCTGCATCATATCCAGAAAGTCCTAAAATTCTTGATACGAATAATTGATTTGATTGTTGTAAATATGCTTTAGCAATGTATGCCAATTCATATTTCGGAATTTGTGTGTTAACAAATTTTTCAGGAGATGTATCACCGAAATAAGCTGTAAACTCATCATAGTTTGTCACAAATATCGGCTCAAAAGCTGGACCTTTGAGAGTTTCACCCGCTACACCAAGAGTTGTAACACCGACACTTTGAGCAACAAATGATAGTTCGCTTTCGGTAGTATACACACCTGGAGAAACGAATACTTTGTTTGATGCTGCCATTTAATTTAATTTTTAAACGATTTATTTATTCAATAAATATTATGAAAAAATCAAAAGTTTTTGTGATAGTGAATCTATTTATTTAGAAGTATGAATTAATTCTGCCTTTTTTCTACCATGAAAATTAAGAATCTAAAAATATCCGAAGAATCCCATTTAATACTTAAAAAGTATTGTCAAAAAAAAGGATTGAAAATTCACAAGTTTATTGAGAATTTAATATTTGAAACCTGTAAAGAAAAAAAGGATTTATACGGTGAAAATTAAATTAATTTTGTAATAAGTTTTACAGAGGAAGGTTCGTTGATATTCGCCTTTGTAATTTCAACTCTTAAAACGTCATTAGTATTAATTTCTAATTTTGATGTTGGTGAATTAATTGCGTTTGTTCCAAAGTATAAGTTGTTAACATACAAATTATAACTTGAAACGTTTGTCAAATCCTCTAAGGTTACATTAGCCGTATATTCAAATGTTTTAGTTTGGGATGTTACAGAAATTGGAAATTCAAAGGATTCATTGTAAATGCTAGTATTACCAGGTATTTGTCTTGGTTTCTTACTTCTTTTAGAATCAGACCCAACCTCAAACAAAGCAAGAGTTCTGCTAACAGCTGGTTTTACCTCAAACTCATTTTCATCAATTAAAAATCCCATTAAAGTAAAACTATAACTTTGCATATAAAATTTTCTCTTTTCAAGCTCCATTACAGATTCGTCTGAGATATCATCCATAATAATTGGAATATAATGACCCTTAATTTGAGTATACGCTTGCCTTGAAGAAAACTTTTCAATAACCTTTTTGTTGAAGGCGTTTAATTCCCTCATTCTATTACAAATTATTTTAACAGAATATTTTATATCAACCGGAACTGGTTGTGGGATTGTATAAACATCCATTCCTTTTCTACCGTCACTTCCCCAAGTTGGAACCATGGCATAAAAAAATTGTCGTCTGTTTGGTATGGTATATTGTAATGATGGTGTTGACCCATATTTTACTTCAGGTGTTCTTACAGTTGTGATAAATGGAGGAACTATATTTTTATCTAAATCATTGAAATTCCAAGTTTTAGTAAATTGAGCCCAATTCTGAGTTGTTATTAATATATCTATGACAGGAACTTTTTTACCTTCTGAAACAATACCTAATTCTTCTTTAACAAAGTCCAAAAATCCCCTATCTAAATCTTCATGTAAAATTGATTTTGGTAAATACGTCCCATGTTCTTGAATTTTATCAAGTAACTCTTGTCTTCTTGCTGGACCAAATAATTGTGGCTCAAGACTGATATCTTTTTTTATTTTTTTAGGTAATGCCATTATAATCCTCTAAATTCATCTTGGTTTACAGGAACACCAATAATTGTTCTGTAAAATGGTTTAACTCCACCATAAGTATGTTTATTATCGGAAACCACACGACCATCATTTGCAACAGAATAGTATCTAACCCTATTCTCTGTTTCATAATATCCAACGTAATCTCCAAACTCTATATCAATTCCAAGTTCATCTAAATGTGTTTGATATACAGAAATTCTTATATTACCAGGTTCCATTTGGTCTAATTTAGAATTACCTAAGAATTTATTTTCCGGTGCGGAAACCTGAACAAAGGCTTTAAATTCTATTGGTGGATGGAATTTAATTGAATCTTTACCAGCCTCCCCATAAATGTCGTCATTATCTGTTTTTGTTTTGTCAACCCGGTATAATACAAGAGTAAAATTCATATCACCCTCAAGCCATTCCCTTCCCATACCTACGTCAAGGCCCAAATCCTCGGCTCCAAAAAATTTATTTAATCTTGTAATTGGGACATTCCTCTGTGCCATATTGATAAATATCTAATTTTAGATTATAATTAACATAGTGCAAGAATCTGTTGACATTAGAAGTATTGAACAGAAAGCCCTACAAATCTTAGAAGAATATAAGGGCTCAAATAACTATATCTTAAAGTTAAAGCAACAGCACGCAGTAAATCCAAAATTTATCCCAACAAGGTCTCAATGTGATTATATAATTGGATTCAATCAGGTTGAGCCAAAGGTTGCAAAGAAATGGGTTGAGATTGATTCATATTTCGCAAAGAAACTTGTTGATGACAACCCTTTCATTAAGGAACCTGATAAAATCTATGTTGAAAAACTTCTTGTAGAAAAAGACAAATCATATCACATTTGGGGGAAGATTTTTAGTGGAGAGACCGTCCATGATTTTTGGATTCCAAAGACAGCTATTCATAAAGCAAAAACAAGAACTGCTGAAGTAGATTGGGATAAATATTCTCATAGACCACCTCTTAATCACCAAAAGGAATGTATCATTAAACTTCTTGAAAATGACAAATACATTGTTGCTGATGATATGGGTCTTGGAAAGACAACCTCTACAGTTATATCGTCTATTGAAAGTGGGGCTAAAAAGATTTTAATTATTTGTCCCGCAACACTAAAGATAAATTGGAAAAGAGAAATTGCTCTTTATACCAATGAATCAACCTATATTGTTGAGAGTAAAAAATGGGAAGAAGGTCACAAATATTATATTATAAATTATGATATAATGAAAAATTTCCATGAACCAAAGTCATAAGAATCAATTCT